CGCGATGGGTTCAGGCAATGGCTCATCTGATCAACAGCAAGAAGCCGGATGTATTTAGATGGCATGACAGCGGCGACGTCCAGGATCTGGATCACCTATATAAAATTTATAAAGTCTGTGAGCTCACGCCGAGCAAGAGACACTGGCTGCCGACCCGTGAGGCATGGATCAAGGACCACCTGAAAGACAAGCCTACAAATTTAGTCATACGTTTTAGCGCGCCAATGATGGACCAATTGGCGCCTGAATCGTGGCCCAACTCTTCAAGTGTTATCACCAGGGACCAGCCCTGGTTTGGTGCAACGTCAAGAGTTTGTCCAGCATCACAGCAAGACAACGAATGCAGGGACTGCAGAGCGTGCTGGGATCCTGAAATAAAAAATATATCTTACAAAGCTCATTGAAATGTTTAGACATCCAAACTATTATAAAGAATTACGTAAGCGTAATAAATCGGACCAGGCCATTAGCGAAAGTTCTCGCGACGGCGAGTCGGAGCGTGCGACTGGTCCGGGCCACAAGCTTCAAGCTCGGGAGGACTCTACTGCTAACTCAACGCGTGGGCAGGTTGCAGAGCCCCAAGCTTCAAGCACCAAGCAACAAGCTTCAAGCACCAAGCTCCTGAAGCAACAAGCCGCAAGCATCAAGCCCCAAGCATAGAGGCTCAAGCTTCAAGCCACAAGCTTCAAGCGCCAAGATTCCTGATCCTGGAAAAAGTTTCACGGACCCTGAACCAAGGTGCTCTACTAAAATAAATGAGTTCTTAGGATGACGTTTGTGAAAGGCGATTTGGTGTGGTGAGAATCTAATTTTATTCCCCTTGCATACCTTCAATTCTACTGTGAAAAAGTGGCCAGAATTATTGTAGCCCAATAGATCAGGAGTACCGGATAAGCTAAGATTTTCAAGTCTGATCCACGATATTTCAGGTATATATTTTTTAACTTTTGCATATAATTTTTGTTCTGGTTTCAAGGGAACTTAGTAGTCCTTTTGCAGTTTATCTGGCAAGATAAGTCGAGAAGGTTTTTCTGTTTTCAAAACTAATCTATGTGCACTTCGACCTGGTTGACCGATGATGGGTTGTGTATTTTCATGCACTTCCATTCGTCTAATCGCATGTAACTTTCCATTCTTCTCTACGTAGATGACTGCATTCTTAATAGCATCAGATCCTTTCGTAAACTGACTTAGGAACAGCTGCAAGTCTTGTACTCTCATTTATCTTTTCGATTCAACTTGTTAGATAAATTCTCTATCACTTTTTTATAACCTTGCAACAAATTTTCTTTTTTTTGACTTTCATACCAAAACTTTTTCCAGAAATAGATTTGCTTTTGAGCATCTCTTAGAATCTGTTGATAAAATTTAATAGTATTTTTTAAATTACTAATTTGTTTTTCTAAATCTAAGTCTCCTCGATCATCTTTCATGACTTGACAATATAGGATAGTTCCCTTAAATTGTCAACATGGGAGTACCAAAAAGATTAACAGAAATGCAACAAAGATTCGCTGAGTTTTTAGTCTTTGGAGGACCTGACGGTCCTATGACTAAACGTGAGGCTGCTATCGCTGCTGGGTATAGCAAAGACAGAGCAATGCGTGAGGGATCAGAACTAACAAACCCAAAGTATTCTCCACTTGTCGTAAAATATATTGGTGAACTAAAAGAAGAGCGACTTAGAAAACATGAGGTGACTTATGAAGGTCACGTTGCAGAACTTGCAAGACTTAGAGAAGCTGCTTTAAAAAAAGGATCATTCTCTTCAGCAGTGAATGCGGAAGCAAACAGAGGCAAAGCAGCAGGATTATACATAGATAGGAAGATAATAAAAACAGGTAAACTAGAGGACCTATCAGAACAAGAGTTAGAAGCAAAAATGAAACAGATATTAGACGATTACGGACAGTTAATAAATGTAACTCCTTCATCTAATGAATCTTCGTTATCTTCTTCACACAAGAAGTTGGAAAAACCGATCTCTCCGAAAAGTGAATAGAACCATCTGGTTCTACATCGTAGCCTGCAAATATTTTTACAGTATCCTCATCTTTACTAAACAACCAACCCTCACTAACAGGTGTTGCTAATTTCATATCTTTAAATTCTTTCTCACTACCCCAACCTCCCTCAGTGATGATGTCGATCCAATCGATACGTACACGTTTGTATGGAAACGGAACCTGTTGCTTTACAGTCTTTGGTTTGGTGTAACTATTTATGCGTCTTGATTTTCTAGGCATAAACTTTTTTACTCTTTCGACACCTAAATGACAATTTATTTTTTTGTTGCGCTAAAATTAAAAAAAACTGAAAGGGTATCGAAAATGCCAAAATCGACCTATAAGCGTTGGTATTAAACACTAATTTTTCGACACCCCCCCCGTCGCAAGGGTATCGAAAGGGTATCGAAAGTGTCGACTTTTTGCCTTAATTCTGACATAATTGTATACATCTGACGCACTTTTCTTAGAATCATTCTAAACTAGGTGTCGAATTCGACACCCTGCCGACACCCTGCCGACACCCTGCCGATACCAGAGAGTCCTGGATAATCTACATGATAATCCTATAGATAGGTCAGTATTCATGACTTATAATACCTCTTTTTCTGCCTTATTCTTGCCATAATATTTCCTCATTACGGCCATCTTATCCTCAGCTCCTGAAATAATTCGTAATAATCTGTCAACCTCACCTGTGATATCCACATGTTCAGGTATGATTATATTGTTTTCATTAAAAGACTGTATCTTGTACTTTGCGTCCTCAATATCAGCCTCGTATTTCTTTTGCAGTGTTTTAAACAACATCTCATTCATCGTTCCATTCCTCCATTTCTATGTTACCATCTTCGTCTTTGTATAGTACATATGACTTTTCGCTATCGTAGTAATATCCATCTACCTCACGCTCCATAATATGCCTCTGCATTTTCTATCTCCTCCTTAATATATCGTTTTAATTCTTTGTCCTGAACATTATCTGGTAGTTCATTTTTATAAAATATCCTGTAGCTGTCACTGCCATACTTACCGATACCAAATAATTCTGTTGCGTCCTTGCCATCCCAATTAATAAAATCACAGGACATTCTCCATATCCTATTTGCTCTAACATTTTTCATACCTAGATCTTTTAGCATCTCTGCTATCGTATCTGTATCTGACAATAGTAATTTCCATGCGTTAGGAAACTTTTTAAAAAACCCTGGTAATATTTTTTTGACTTTCTTGCGTCCTGTCTGGTTTAGACATATCACAGCTACCATGTGCTGCCATACGTTCTCTACCTGTTGCTGTACCATAAGATCGTCTCTCATACCTGTATTAGAAATCATAATTTGCTGCTATTGAAATTCTTGTAAAGTTAGATTTATATGGAAAAACCCAATGTAATAATTTTGCAGGAAATATAAAAAAATCACCTCTTTGCGGTGTGTGACTAAGCACCTCTATAAATAATTCATCACTATTAACTGAAAAATTAAAATTTAAACTTCCAGGTTTACCTTCATGTGTACCTTTATATTTTTTTCTTTCTTGAATAATCTCTTCATTTAAATCATTCATAAAAATTACAGAGGATAATTTGCAGTTAGTATGAATGTGTGGTGGATTAAACTCACCACCTTTCATTTTATTAATCCAGGCTGAAACAACTTTTATATCCTTTGTAAATTCTTCATTGTACCAATCTTTAAATGTTTGTTTATAAGCAGCAAAATAAGGTTCTAGTAATGTTTTATAAATTTGTGTATCAATCTTATATTCTTCTTCGATTGCTCCTGCTAAACCATATCTATAGTCGTTTTTAGAGTCACTTATTTTTTCTAATCCTTTTAAAACTTCTTCACTTAATTTAGTTTTAAATAATAAAGGACCGCTATAGTAAAATGTATATGGAATAGAATGTTTCATTAACTGTTATGCTCCGTTAAAAAATCTTCTGGCTTCATCGGTTTTACTTTCTCTTTCTCATCATATTTTAATTCATAATACATGTCTAATCTTTTTAAAAATTTATGTTTCCAACTACGAAGTTCTGCACCCTCAACTTTAAATTCTTGATAATATAAATCAGGAGTACAAATCATTATAACTCCTTGTTTTATTTGACTATTATGTACATAGTCATGGGCCATGGCGTATGCAGCAATCTGCATAAAGTAATCTTCAATCCAATCTGCTCTCTTTGGTGTGTTTGATTGTTTAAAATCTACAACAGTATCTTTGCCATTATGTATGCAAACCAGGTCAGTAGACCCAGCGTATAGCCCAGGATAATACAACGTGACCTCTGAGCCGTAATACTCTTCAACCGGCGCAAGACCAACCTCGATAACTTTATCGGCCATGGCTTTCGCCTTCTGTC